TCGTCGGCTTGTCTCAAGTGCTGGACTACCCGCCCGCGCTCTTCGAGGTAGTCGTCGAGGCCGCGAGGCAGTGCAATCTGGTTTCTGTTCATCCCCATTTCTCCTCTATCTCAACCCCAAACCGCCGCACCATCACTGTGCCAACAGCACAGGCCAGCTTCATGGCCTAGCCAAGCCTTTTCATCAGCATCAGAAAGGAATTTCTTGCTCGTATTCGGGGCAGGCGTCCGGAGTCGCCGCAAAATCCTCTGGCGGCTGGGCATCATAGTTCCTGCACCATCCCTGGTCTGTGTAGTGCTCGCATGAATGGCACACCCGCGGGGGGCCGTTTTCGACGATCTCACGGTACTTCCGCAGCACCTCTGGCTCTCTTGCTCTCATGGCCTCGGCGTCCTCCCTCAGTCTTGTGTTCGCCGCGCGGCGGGCGGCGTTGGTCTTGCGATGCGCGGCCGGCTCGGCGGCCTCTGCCTCGCCCCACGCGCGGCGGTATTCCGCCACGATTGCGCATAGCATTTCGCGAGGGGCGTGGTGTGTGAGACGGTGGAAAAAATCCCAGTCATGCGGGTGCCCGACGTGCTCGACAAACTGCTTTCTGGTAATCATTCAGTGCCTCCTTGACTCCTTCAGCGCCTAGCGCCACGCACACAAAAGCCCCCGCATTCAGTGCGGCCGCCAAATACTCACGCTGCCCGTCCTCCCACCTGCTTTTCGTGTGGTCCTCTCGCTTGATCTCGCAGACGAACGGCACCCGCGCAGGGATAATGATGTCGCTAGCCCCCGTCGTCATACCCTCCGCCCTGTGCTTTGCCGCCTGCCGCCAGTTGCGCTTTCCCTCGTTGCGCGGGTGCAGCACCAAGACACCGTAGACCTTGGGCCACTCCCGGCGGATATAGCTGATTGCCGTCGCCTGCTCCACCGACTCGGCAGGGCAAGGGCCTCTATATCTGGTGTCTCCGTACACCGGCAGCCAATCAGGGAATTTCATGGGGGGCCTCGTCTTCTGGATGGTTGATCCCGAGCAGACGGAAAAAGCCATTCTTGCCGCTCTTTACGTACGTGATTGTATCAGGCCGGAGAGCGCGGTGAGCATTGTCCATGCAGTCAACACCAAGCGCCTTTAGGGCGCCACTGTCTTTGCCCTCCAGCAAGAAAAAAGACCCACGCCTGTACTCAGTGCGCCAGTCAATTCGGCAGCACTCATTCCCTTTGCTGCTGATGTGCTTGCGCGCACTCCACTCCAGCACCTTATCCGTGCTCACGCTGTACGGATCGCGCTTCATTTTCGTGTACTCTAGGCGCAGCTTCTCGTTGGGGTCGATAATCTCCGCCCCGCAATGCTCGCACCTGCGCGCAGCCACGTCATTATCGCCGCCGCACTCCTCGCACTGCTTGTAAGACCATCGGTACTCGCACTGTTCCGCGCGGCCTTCTTCGTTGATCTCTATGCCACGGCAGCGCCTCCCAAGATGCGCCGGCAACAATGGTTCCAGGCGTGCCCCGTCAGAGCCTACGGCGTACCCGTATTCGTCGGACTCGCCTTCCCAGTCATTGCGCTTGGCAAACTGGTTTTCGGCCCCGCACTCCGGGCACATCACAGGGATTGTCTCCGGCTCGCCCTTGGCCGCCCATGCCTTGATGTCGGGATCGAACACGTCGCCGTGGGGGCAGTGATTCTCCAGGTTCTCGGCATAGTCGAGCACCAGGCAATCCCGCTTGGCCGGGTGCAACCTGAGCCCGCGCCCGATCATTTGTTGCAGCAGCCCCGCTGATTCGGTGCGGCGCAGGATTGCGATTACGTCAACATGATCGGCGTCAAATCCAGTGGTCAGGACATCCACGTTGACCAGGAATTTAAACCCGCCCGCCTTGAACCGTTCAATGATCCGCCGCCTCTCTGCCGTGCCGGTCTTGCCGGTGATCAGCGCGGAATCAGACGGCGGCAACGACGCCATAACCTCCTCCGCGTGCGGGATCGTAGAGGCAAAAATCATCACCCCCATGCGCCCCAGCGAGTGGCGTCGGATGTCTGCCACGATCTGGCTCGTCAGTCGCCCGTGCCCCTCGAACGCCTCCGACACGCTGGATGCCGTAAATTGCCCGGTTCGGCTTACCTCCAGGCCGCCGGTATCGTAGTGCCTGCCGTCCGTGTTGCCGATGTTCGGCGCCGTCAAGTAGCCCTGTTGGATCAATTCGTGCGCCGGCACCCGCCCGACCAGCCGAGTGAAATACGGATCGCGCGTGCGGTGCGCAGCCACCGGGCTGCCGTCCGGATTGGTCGCGTAGATATAGCCAGACCCCAGACGGTACGGCGTGGCGGTCAGCCCGATCACGCGCACGTTGGGGTTGCCGGAGCGGACAGAATCAACGATCCCCCGGACCGTGGGCGTCACCCCATGCGCCTCGTCAATGACGATGGCTGCATACTGGCTTCCGAACCGCTCGATATTGTTGGCGACGCTCTTCGGGGTGCCGAAAACCACGGGGTAGCGCGTGCATTTGCGCCCCAGCGACGCGGAAAAAACGCTCGACTGGCTCCCGGTCGCTGCATACTTGGCTCGGTTTTGCTCCACCAATTCCGCGCTGGGGGCTGTCGCCAGCACACTGAGCCCGCTCGCCTGGTGGATCGACTCCGCCACGGACGCGATAATGTGCGACTTCCCCGCGCCCGTTGCGGCCTCGATCAAGCACGGCTCGATGGAGCGGGAAACCCACTCCATCGCCGCATCATGGCAACGCTGCTGGTACGGTCGCAGTCCCACGGCTACACCTTGATCGACCACGATTCCGAGGGCTTACCCCTGTACGGCTCTAGATCCGCATCAGGCATCAGGTCCTTGACCGCCTGCGCATAGGAGATCGATCCCTTGCTCTGCCGGCGCACCAGACTGGCCCCGCCCGGCAGCTTGCCCGGCTGATCCTCCATGGCGGCGCGGATGAGCGCCAGCAGCTCGGCTTGGCGCGCCTTGGCGTGCTCCATCGTCTCGGCAAGCTCTCGATATTCAGCCTCAAGAGCTGCAAGGTCTCCGTCAGACACGACGCCGTACTTCTCCGGCTTTTCGCGCTCTGTCAGATACCGATCATAGAACGCAGAGCAATCCTCGATGATATCGCCGATCCGCTCCTCGTCACGATACACACGAACCAGGCATGTGCCAGCTGGAGCCCACTGGTAGAAGTCGCACCACTCCCGGTTTGCCACGTACATCTGCACCTGCATCTGATCGTAGTAATGCGGCTGGATGCCCGGGCCGACCCCCTTGAACTCCAGGCTATCGGCGTCATAGTTGCGCAACCCGTAGGGACACTTGATCTCGGTCATGCCGTCATCACCGACCAGCCCATCAGGGGACGCGCCCAGCCAGGCGGGGTGGTGCGCACGCAAGAAGCCCGCCTCCTCGATAGCCCGCCCGGCCTCCATGGTGTACGCGGCCTTGGCTGTATCCTCCATCTGCGTGCCCCACTCGGTGGCACAGTTGCCCTGAAACTCGGGATCTGCGCCGTGGTATTCGCGCACCATCGCGCGCATTACATCATCCGGCCCACGGTATGGGTCATGCCCTCTAATAGCTCCGACATTGCTTGCTGTTATCATGCCTTTGCGGGCGTTAAACCACTCTTGCGTTCTCTGCTCCATAACAACCCCCCATGACAGGGGCGCACTGAGGCGCCCCTGTTGTTCTACTTACTTGCTTCCGCCCCACGGAAGACTGGTTGACTGCTGCTGCCCCCCAGACGGGCCAACAGCACGGACCCAGTTGCCGGAGCGGTGCTGCCCGTCGTCGCCGGTGAACTCCCACACCCCGAACGTGACAGCCATGGGCTTGCCGACCAACGCGCTGTGCAGATCCATGTCGCTCGGCTCCCTGCCGGACGCCATGAGCTGCCCGCCGCAGAGCTTGTCGATAGTGGCGAGCATCTGAAGGTGCTTATCACGCTTCTTCTGATCCGCGTCCTTGACCCGGATCTTGTGGTACACCTTGCGGCCCGTGTGGTCCGGGTGGTCCACCACCTCCCACTGTGCGTTGATGTAGGTGTCACCCTGGTACTCGTCCCACTTGATTTCGTTGATCACGCAGATAGCCTGCGTGCCATCCTCCATCGGCTCAATGGGCCCGCCGGCCTCGAAAGTCTCGCCGGCCTCGACGGGGGCGTTTTCGCTCGTGTTCCAGAAGCTCATAGTTAATGTCCTCTCTTTGGCTTACAGACCCGGCACAATGCCGGACAGGGGGTTAACGCCGAACTCTACAGGGATCGGATCGGTGATCCCGTAGCGATTCTTGGATACGTTGGCCGCCGTGGTATGTGCGACCATGATGCGCTGGCCGTCGCTGATGGCCTTGCGCTTCTGGCCTTCGTCGCCCTTGGTCATGGTGCGCAACTTCAGGAAGCCCACCATGTCCACGTCATCTGTGTACGGGGCTATGCTTTTTTTTCCCAATCGCAGGCTATATCGTGTATAGGCATCCTCGTCGGGCAGGTCCACGGTCTCGGTATCGGCGTGCGCGATGAACACGACATGCATGCCGCGCTCCTTGCGCAGTGCGCCGGCAGTGCGCCGCACCTGCTGATGGAGGCCGCCCACCGCGTTGGGGCCGGCGCCGTAGCCGCCCATGGCTTGGTTCAGGCTTTTCGGCTTCTTGGGGTCGCTCTCGATGATATGCTGCACAAACATGCGCTCCAGTGCGGTGACCGAATCAATAACCAGCGTCCTGAACTCGTGCTCCTCATGGAGGAGCGCCCCCATCTGCTCCCACAGGGTGGGCACGTCTTCGAGCACCGGAAACGCCTTGGGCCGTGCCTCCATGGGGATCGACTGGAGCCCGTCTTCGGCCCGTATCACGATAGGGTCAGGGAACGTGCATGCCATCGATGTCTTGCCGATGCCCGCGTCACCCGTGACCGTCATGATGACCGGGCCGTCTCCGGGGGTTGTGATTTGTGATAGTGCGTCCATGTTTTCGCCCTCTCTTCGTTGACTGCAGTTGCCACTTTACGCGGCCCCGTGTTACGGTGTCAACACCATACGCCGAAAAATTACCGCAGGAGGTGGGCCAATGCTTTGCTTGGAAGAGGTCCGGCGCCGCTTGGAGCCGATGAACATCAGCCGCGTAGCCCGAGAGACGGGTGTGCATCCCAACGCCATATATCGACTGGTCAATGGCAAGTCCACGCCCAGCTATTCGACCGTCGAGAAGCTGTCCCGTTGGCTTGAAGCCATGGAGTCGAGCAATGCAGATCGGTGAGTATCGCGCCCTAGGCTGGCACTTGTGCGCTATCAAGCCTGGCAGCAAGCAGCCAGACGGAGAGGGGTGGCAGAAGAAAACTATCGAGACATTGCCGGAGGGCTATGGCGTCGGTCTGATACACCGCCCAAGCGGGACTTGCTCTATTGATCTAGACCATCTCGATCACGCGCGTCTATGTCTAGAGGCGCTAGGCGTCGACATGGACAACCTGTTGCGCGATGGGGTGCAGATCATCAGCCGGGAAGGTCGCGGTAAGCTGCTCTACCGCGCGCCCCCAGACCTGCCACAAAAGCGGCATAATCTCAACTGGCCCAACCCCGACACCGGCAAGCCGGAATGCATCATCGAATTTCGCGCCGGCGACGTGCAAGACGTGCTGCCACCCACGGTGCACCCCGACACCGGCAAGCCCTACAGGTGGGGCGGCGCAGGGGATTGGCGCAACCTGCCGGAGCTACCGGCCGTGCTGGCACAAGCCTGGCGAGAATGGCCGCTCGCCAAGGCCGCCATGGAGGACGCCTGCCCGTGGGCGCCAGAGCGCCCCATCAGGGCCCCGCAAAAACCGCGAAGCACACCCCAAGAGGGCGCATCCGTGATCGACGCCTTCAACGCCGGGCATGAGCCGGGGATGATTTTGGAGGCCAACGGCTATCGGCGGGTTGGCAAGCGCTGGCTGGCCCCGTCGTCGAGCACGATGATCCCCGGCGTGGTTTCGCTGCCCGACAGTGACCCGCCGCGCGTGTACTCACACCACGGCAGTGATCCGCTCGGAGACGGGTACTCCCATGATGCGTTTAGTGTTTACACGGTGCTGGAACACGGCGGTGACGTGACCGCAGCCGTTAAAGAGGCCGCTGCGATCATGGGCATGGACTCCGCGCTGGATGACGACACACCGGACGCCGCCGCGATGGGGCGCGTGCTCAGTATGGCGCCGCCCCCCAGCAGGAGCGATCCTGCACACCCCGGCCCGATCCCATCCGACGAGCTGGCGGCTCTGCATCGATGGATCGCGTCACAGATTCCTGCCAACAAGCCGGACGCGATCACTCAGGCCGTGGTGTCGTTTGCCTGCGCCATGACGGGGCGGCGGTATGAGACAGCAGAGGGACAGCCCACAGCTATATTCGCCGGGGTCACGGATAGCAGCGTGGCCGGCATCCGTCCCATCCGCGAGGCCCTGCAAGACGCAGCCATTGCGTGTGGCGAGCGTCGAATGATGCGCGGGCAACGCATGTCCTCCAGCGTTTCGGTGATGAAACACCTCATGCGCTGCCCCCGCATGTACTGGGTCACAGACGAGTACGGCCACATGGTGCACATGAGCCGCGTGCAGCAGTCCGGTGCCCTGGAATCCGTGATCGGCGCGATCCACAGCGCATACGCGGGCAAGCGGCTGCTGGTTGATCCGGATACCGATCACGGCAAAGGCGCAAAAGCAGAGCCGGAAGAGCTGGACATCATATCGCCATCCGTGTCGCTTATGACATTGATGAGCGAGGACCAACTATCCAGCTTGTCCAGGCGCTCCGAATACGGGCGCGGGACGCTACAACAGATGATGGTGGTACCCGCCGGGGATTCGCTCGACGGGCATCAGACCGACTACCGAGCCGAGTTCCCCGAGGCTATACAGTCAGTGGTCACGGGGCTGTCAGCCGATAAGACACGATACGGGGCGCAGGAATCGCACACGGTCGCCCCGGCGTCTGTGTCGGTCCCGTGGGGCGATGAGGTGTCGGAGATCGTTTCCGAGGCGCACCAGGCCATGGCCGACTACATGGAGGCTGACGAGCTGGTACAGTTCCGGGGCATGGTGCATGGTTACCGACAGACCGCCATCCGCTTAATGTCGGCGCTGGCGGCGTGGAAGAGCCCCGCAGCACCCGTGGTCGATGCCGAGTCAGCCCGATGGGCTTGTGGGTGGGCTCTGTACTGCCTCAGCCGCACGGCCCCGCTTCTTGCGGTATCTGGGCAGGGCGGTGACCCCGACACCGTGGACCTGGTGCAGCGCATACTGATTGACGCCGGCCCCAAGGGCGCCACAATCCGAGAGATTCGCCGCAGGTGCAGGGCCATGCGGAAAATGGACAAGCAGCAAAACGAGGATGTTATGTCGAGCATGGTCGCAGATGGCACAGCGGTCGCCCGAAAAACCGGCCGGAGCGTGCGGTACTACGACGCCAGACATGCCCCGGTTGACAGCGCAACAAGCGCCGGCTAGCCTTGATCACATGAAACACCCAATGCACCAGCATTGCCCCACCAGAAACCCCGGCCCCGACCGGGGTTTCGTCGTTTCTGGCACCAGTAAACCGCGCCAGTGGCACCAACTGGCACCACCCGCTGGTGACAGTCTTTTTTCTTCTATTTCAATTCTTTAAGTCTATCGTCACCACTGGCACCACTATATTTAGAGTAAATAGTAATATGTGGTGACGGTGCGGTGGTGCCAGTTCCCATAACTTGCTTATTTTTCTGCGTTTTTCCCGCAAATAACTGGCACCACCCCCCTGGCGCGGTTGGTGACAGTAGTCGATTGGTGTTGATTTTTCTGCATATCGTGTTACATTGGGTCCACGATCAATCGGGGGGCCCACACATGGCCGACATGACGCCAGATCAGAAACGAGCTGCAGAAGCGATCAAGGATTGCATTGCACAACGAGGGACCATGGCACTGCGCGGCTTTGCCGGCACCGGGAAGACCTACACGCTAGGGCACTCTCTCCCATCCGGGGCCGATGTGCTGTTGCTGGCGCCAACCCATAAGGCGCTCGCGCAGGCCCAAGAGAGGCTGCCGCAATGCCATGGATCGACCACGGCCAGCGCGCTGGGCATGCGGATGAGGCGGCGCGACGGGGTGGAGTCGATGGTGCAGGTCCGAGAGCATCGGATCAGGAACTACGATGCCGTGATCGTCGATGAGGCCAGCATGGTGGACACCCGTACCTACCAGATGATCACCGAGGCGTGCGCCTCGCAGGGCTGTGCGCTGATATGGGTGGGCGACCCGGCTCAGTTGCCCCCTGTGGGCGAGGACGAATCGCCTGTGTTTGCTCGGGTCCAGCATCAAGCGGTGCTGTCGCAGATCATCCGGCAAGACGAAGGGAACCCGATCATTGATGCGTCGCTATATGTGCGCGGATGCCTGGAGCGTGGCGAGAGGCCGACGCTTGCCGCGCTGGGTGAGTACGCCGGAGGCGTCATGGGAATACAGCGAGCACCCAACCAGGCGGCCATAGCCCATAGCGTACTGGACGCGGTGCAAAGGGGCATGGACTGCCGGGGCATCGCGTATACCAATCGAGCTGTGAGCCTGACGGCGCGATACGTGGTGGATGCTCTGCACCCGGATGGGTCGCTACCGTTTGTCGAGGGCGATCAAATCGTCATGGGGCGCCCCCACGATGGGGGGCGGGTCAAGAATAACGAAGAGGGGATTGTCATCACAGCGTGGGAGAGCGATGGCGAGCTGTGGATCCGAGCTGAAATGGTGCGGGCGGGGGCCGTCAACATGCGTGTGCCGTATGACTCCGGCGCTCATCACGCAGAGATCAAGAAAGCCGAAAACCAGCGCAACGCCCTGGCTCGCAAGATCAAGTACACCAGCGACCCACAGCAGGCCCACTTGTTGCGGGCGCAGCAGCAAGATGTGGTGTCTCATCTGGGGCAGCTCAAGGATGAATACGCCGACGTGCGATACACCTACAGCAGCACGGCCCATAAATCACAGGGCAGTACGCTTGACGCCGCCGTGATCGACTGGCCGGACCTCAACAAAGTC